GTGCACCGCGTGGGCGACTATTGGGCGGTCGGCATTCAGATCGTCGCGGTCACCTACACACACGGGTATGCGACAATCCCGGACGACATTGTGGGCGTGTGCACGCGGGCGGCCGCCAGGGCCTACCAGGCCGGGCTTGCGGCGGCGGCGGTCGGCGCTGTCTCGGGCGTGGCCAGCATGACGCTCGGCGATTACTCCTATTCGCTGGGGACCGGCGCCGGCGGAGGCACCGGCGAGGGACTGATGGGCGCGAGCGCGGCGCGGATGTTGTTGCTCAGCGAAAAGGACACACTCAACAAATATCGGTACGTGGCGCAATGAGTGACGCTATTTTTGGATCGCTGCTGAATAACTGGTTCACCATCTCGCGACGGGAGCGGACGAGCGATACCCAGGGCGGGTGGGAGATCACCTATTTGCCCATCGGCGTGGTACATGGACGCATCCGGCCAGCATCGAGCAGCGAGATAGAGAGGGCCCAGGAGCAACAGCGGCAGATCACGCACGTGCTGTACGTACTGCCCTTGACGGACATCGAGCGCGGCGATTTGGTGACATGCGATGGGCTGGCGGTGGACGTGCAAGGCGTGCGCGATCCCTCGTTCGCGCATCATCACCTGGAGGTGGACTGCGTGGAACATCAGTTGGAAGTCAACACCGAGGCAGGCTCATGAGCGATATTGTCTGGAAGGACTGGAACCCGCAGAAGGTCAAGGCGTCCATCGCGGGCCAGGTGGCGCAGAACATGGAGGTCGCCTGCCTGTTCGTGGCGGACAAGGCCAAGGGGCTGGCGCCCAGGCGCGGCGGCCGGCTGATCTCCGAGATTGACATTGCCGTCGAGGTCAGCGCGCAGGGGAACGTGGTCGAGGGCCGCGTGGGCGTGAAGCGCGGCAAGGCATTCTATGCGCGGTTCGTTGAGCTGGGCACGCGCAAGATGGCGGCGCGCCCGTTCTTGAGGCCGGCGGTGTTCAACAATGCGCGCGACATCGTGAGGATCATCGAAGGGCGATGATGGCAAGCGGAGCATGCAATGAACCTGAGCGATGCGTTTTACGAGCGGATGGTCGCCGACCCGACGCTGGTGGCGATGCTGGCGAATTATAAAGGCGACCCGGCGGTGTTCACGACCGATCCGGTGCCGGGCGATGCGCTGCTGCCCTACATCGTCAGCGCCGGCGAGGTGGTGGGCACGCCGTTCGACACGAAGACAACGCGCGGGCGGGCGGTCTGGCGCGACGTGCGCTGCTACGACAACGCGAACGGGACGGCGGTCCAGGTCGAGCTGATCGCCGAGCGGGTGCGGGCGCTCTTTCACCGACAGGCGATCTCGATCACGGATTTCGCGTGGGTATGGGGAGAATGCTCGGGGCCGATTGTGGCCGACGAGCTGGAGGCGTATGGCCGGGTGGTAACGGTCAAGCTCACAATCGAGGAGGTTTGAGATGGCAATGAACGGAACGGATATTCTACTGCTGGTCAATACAGGCACGATACTCACTCCGGTCTATGTGGCAGTGGGCTCGCAACGCGACGCCACGTTCGGGGAGACGACCGATGCGATTGACGTATCGTCGAAGGACCAGAGAGAGAAGCGCGTGCTGCCCGGACGGTACACGGCGGAGATCACGATGGATGCGCTGTACGTGCCCTCGGACGCAGCCTACCAGTCGCTGCGGGACGCGATGCGCAACGGGACGATGATCAAGATCGTGCGCCAGGAAAGCGGCGTCTCGCTCGAGGAGGCGACGGCCGTGGTCACTGACCTGAGCCAGGCGGCACCGGACCAGGACGGGGCGACCGTTTCGGTCGGGCTGGCGATTGACGGCGAGTGGCTGGAGCTGGTGTCATGACGGGCGCCCGGGGCGACGTCTCCATCCAGGATGGAGAGCACGAGGTCCGGCTGCTCTACACGAACCGTGCGCTGGCCAATGCCGAGCGCGCGCTGGGGAAATCCATCATCGCCGTGGCGCAGGCCTTCGGGAGCGGCGGATGCGGCATCTATGACGTGGCGCAGTTGCTGCTGGCCGGCATGGAGGCCGCGCGCCAGGAGTCCAAGGCGACCGGACGCGCGCACACCCTCGGCGATGCATATGCCGTCATGGATCGAGCCGGATTCACCCAAGCGGCCAACGCCGTGATGGAGGGCATCGCGGCGGTCCTCTCCTATGGGACGGAGACGCCCGACGAAGGCGGCGAAGACCCAAAATAGGCGAGGGGCGCATTGACTTCGACGAGCTCCTGTCGGGCGCGCTCAAGGTCGGCATCACGGTTGCGGAATTTTGGGACCTGACGCCGCGCGAGGTGTTCATGACGATGGAAGCCGCCGTGTGGAGAATGAAACAGGAGCAGGCGCGCGCGTTGAGCCTGGCGTGGCACATCGCCGCGCTGCAGCGCCAGAAGAAAATGCCATCGCTGGCACGGCTGCTGGCGGCCCTCAAGCCGCGCGAGGATGTCCCGATCCAGGAGCGGCGCAAGGAGTTCGAGGAGCTGAAAGCGCGAATGATGCCTCGGAGAAACGAAAATGGCAGGTGAGACCAAGCTCGGCACGGCACAAATCCCGATCCGCGCCACGCTCGACCAGCTTGACAAGGATTTGAGCGGCGCCAAGAACCAGGTTGCCTCGGCCCTGAAGGGCATCGGGAAGATCGCGCTGGGCGGCCTGGCGCTGGGCGCAGTGGCAGCGACCGGAGCGATCGCGGCCATCGGCCCGGCGGCCATCGAAGCCGCCTCGGACCTGAACGAGTCCATGAGCAAGGCCAAGGTCGTTTTTGGCGATTCGACTGCGGCGATTGACCAGTTCGGGAAAACGAGCGCCAAGGCGTTCGGCATCTCCAAGCAGCAGGCTTATGAAGCCAGCGGGACCTTCGGCAACCTGTTCACGACCATCGGCCTGGGTCAGGGCGATGCGGCCAACATGTCCGTGAACCTCGTCAAGCTGGCCGCCGACCTGGCATCGTTCAATAACCTCGACCCGACGCTGGTGCTCGAAAAATTGCGCAGCGGGTTGGTGGGCGAGGTCGAGCCCCTTCGAAGCCTGGGCGTCAATCTGACCGAGGCGCAGGTCCAGCAGGAAGCGTTGAACATGGGCCTGGCCAAGGCGGCCGGGGAGTTGACGCCGGCGATGAAGCTCCAGGCGCGCTATGCGCTGATCATGAAGCAGACGACGACGGCGCAGGGGGATTTTGCGCGGACGAGCGACGGCCTGGCCAACACGCAGCGGATCCTCAACGCGACCTTCAAGGACATCTCGGCCGCCATCGGCACGGCGCTGCTGCCGGGCGTCCTGAATATCGCCCGGGCGATCCAGCCGGTGGTCGAGGCGCTGCTGCCGCCTTTGATGCAACTCCTGGACCGGCTCTCGCCTGTGATCGCGGCGGCCGGCGCGAACATCGCCGATTTTGTGACACGGCTGGTCTCGGCCGGGAATTTCCAGCCGTTCCTGGACATGCTGAACGACCTGGGCACGAAGTTTTGGAACTGGCTGACCGGGCCCAACGGGGCAGCGAGCCAGGCCGGGACGATGATCAGCGGCGTGATGACAAGTCTATCGAAGCTCTTTTCGGATAACTGGCCGACCATCTCCGCCACGCTGGCCGATTGGGGCAAAAAGTTCTGGGACTGGCTGACCGCGCCGGGAGGCGTCATCGACACCTCTATCACGAAACTGGACGAGCTGGTCAAAAAATTTACGGACTGGGCCAACAGCGATGCGGCGCGCGCCGGCATGAGCCAGATGGGCCAGTCGCTCGGAGAGAATCTCGTGACGGGCGTGGTCGCGGCCGGGGAATCGGGCGGGGCCAAGGACCGGATCACGGGGCTGATCAATTCGTTGCTGATGCTGTTGAAGGACATCATCCAGGCGCAGATGACGCTGATCACCTCCATCGGCGGGTCGCTGGCCAGCGGGTTCCTGGACGGCGTGGTCAATACGATCAAGACAGAAGGGCCGGAGAAAGTCAAGCAGGCCGTGCTGGACCTGCTCGGCCCAACCTTCATGGCCGGGATATTCTCGACGCAGGGCAAACAGAACCTGGGCAACCTGGGCGAGGAATTGCGCTCCAAGCTGCCGCCCGGGCTGGGAGGCATGGCGACGGAAGCCATTCCAGGCGGAGCCGGAGCGCCGGCGGCCGGCCCGGCCCTGAATTTCTCGCCTAATTTCTACGGGATGACGGAGCAAGACCGCGCCTGGTATTCCGCCGAGGCCAAGCGGCAGGCCGAGCTGGTGTTCCTGCGCATCGTCAAGGAGGCCCGCTGATGCCTTACCGATGCGGCGCGACGCTCGGGACCCTGGCGAATGCCGACACGGTGTTCGGATTCCTACCCGAGGCGACCTATTCGCCAGGCGGGGATCGCGCGACGATGATGGACGCGAAGCAGCCCTTTCGCGGCTTTCCGCGCGCCACGTGGTCGTTCGGTTATCTCACTTTCGCGGAATGGGCCAACGCGAAAGCCGTCCTGGCCGCCAGTGGATTCACGGCGGATTGTTATATCGAGACGACTGACGACGAAGGAAATTTCGATCTCTACCAGGCCGTGATCAATTTTCCGGACCCGGCCCAACTCGAGCGATTCCTGACGAAATATCTGTACGTCAAGATTGAATTCGTGCTCGTGAGCGGGTTGGGCGGGACATGAATGCCAGCCAGGTCCGCGTCGGTGTCCTCCTCAGCCCGATCAATCCCCTCTGGACCGGGACGGTCGTCGCCTACACCACGGCGACATTCGAGCTGGAAGTCACGCCCAAGGCCGGCATCAGCGCCAGCCTGGTCGGCTGGTTCATCGACCTGGCGGGCAAGTTCATCCGCATCCGCGATGTGGACGTGTCCGGCGCGAACGCGATCCTCACGCTCGCGCCCAATGGGTTGACCTTCACAGCCGCCGATGTCGTGAACATCTACAACGTCATTTACCCGGCGCCCAAGCTCGAACGGCGTCAGACGAATGTCACGACCTGGGCCGGTGGCGGCGTGCCGGGCCGGTTCACGAACTGGAGATTCACCAATGCGGGCGGATACACGAGCCTGTGGTGGCAGATCGACCCCGGTTATCACCCGGGCAAGGTTTGCATCCACAGTGACGCGTCGATGGATGACGACAGCCTGGTCGGCGTGATCATCAAGGCATTGGGCACCCAGACGATCAAGGCGAAAAACAATTCGGGCCTGTCCGGGTCGGTGACGATCAACAACATCTCGAACGGATCGGGGACGATTACCATCGTGCCCTATGTCGTGAGCAAGGATTGGGACATCACCTGGAACTCATTGGGCGGCACGATCGACGAGCGAGACCGCGCCTCGCAGGGGCCGGTGGCCATCGTGAATCCCGAGTGTGTCGTGGCCGACGTCGGCGAGCCCTTTGACATTTCGGCGGACGGCAGCTATGCGACCTTTGATGGCGCGAATGTGCCGGCCACGATCCGGTATCCAGCGACCATCGCCCCGACCGACTACGTGTGGACGCCGGGTACAGACGGCACGGTGATCTCCGGCCAGAACACACCCAATGCGCACATCTCCTACAGCACAGCCGGCTTCCGCTATCTGAAGCTGGTCGTCACGGATTCCAACACCGTGACCCAGACGAGATATATCCCGGTCTGGATCGGCATCACGCCCGCCCCGGTGGACTCGGTGACGATCCCCTGGGCGATTGGCCGGGACTCGTCGCTGGAGCTGGAGTTCAAATCGCCGCCGACGTTTTTGCGGCATTCGCTCGTGTGCCTGGTGGACCTGGA